GCCATTGCTGCTAGTGCTTCTTCGGTTGCTGTCATGTGGGTATTCTACTTTATTTTTCTAAGTGATGCAAGCTCTTTTCGTATAAAAAGAAAACTTTTTTTAACGGGGGGAGTAAAAGCGACCGTAAAGAATTTCCAGCCTTTCTCTATGCTTGGAAGCCCACGAAGCCTTACGGTTTTCGAACTCCTCGACGCGAACGAACTTCCCTTCGGGGAAAGCCCAGTGTTCGCCATTCTTGATCTGCTCAACTCTTTTTGCGTCGGCAGTCTCACCCCAAGCGAACTCTTCGCCTTGAGCGGTTTTCGAGATGATGACGAAACTCTTGGTTTCGTTTGCGTGCTTAATTTTTCCTCCTGAGAAGTATATCGTTGCCATGCGTGTATTTTAGCACAGATCCGCACGAATTAAAAGCTTTTTTTACGTATAAAATGCTTTTTTTTTGACCTGTCATACAGCATACCCACCCCCATAACACCCACCCCATTTTTTAAAAGTTTTGGTCCCTAATATACGCGCAGAGTCGGGGGGGGAGTCTTTTCTCAAAAACTAAATCATTAAATTATTATAGTTGGGCGTTGGATGGAAAAAAATAGCGGGGTTATTTTGGGGGAAAGTGCATGCCCGAGAAAGACCAGAATAAAAAAATAAACTAATATGCCGCGAATATAATATACAAAAACGTGTAGTATAAGGTATGACATATCGGAATATGGCGGTAAGATTAGATGGAGGCGATCCCGTATTGGCAACGAAAGTTGGGGTAGATTTCTCTACTAAAAATCAAGTAAAAAGACAATTGGGCGCGAATATCGACGCTGGCGATCAGTTGAGGTTTAATGGTGATGTAGATTGCAAGATAAGTTTGGATTTTCTAGTGAGGACTCCCACTAGCGCTGGTAGTGATGAGTTCGTTAAATTTTTATTTGATAGTTCTCACAACACTGGGCAGAGCGCTATGACATTATTTCTTGGGGGTAATACTTATAATTCTTGTTTTATTGATAACTTTACTGTGTCGGTTAAACCATTTGAGCCAGTGGTGGGTAGGGCTACGTTTAGTAGTTATAATCCTAGTGATTCACCTTTATCTGGCTCCAATACTGCACAAGATAGTTTTCTAAGTACAAACGATGTAGTCTATGGTCATAATTGCTTATTAAGTGGTGCAGGTAATGTGGTAGCTTCTGATATTATCAATGAACTTAATTATTCTAAAACATATTCAAGAACTCCAATTTATACTTTAGGTTCGCAACAGGCGACAAGCCAAATTGTTGACAGTGTACAGGTGGATATGAATGTCCAGTCTACAGGATTGAATCAGTTGATTAATTTTAGTGGCAATAAATTATCTAGTGATTTTGGGATCGGTCTAAGAGATGTTGGCGGTTCTGGGATAACTCGCGGTGGATCTAATTTTGATTTAATTGTAAATTCTGGAGCGCATGTAATTAACGAAGGCTACTCTATTGTTGGAGGCAGTACCTTAGAAACAAAAGCTGACATTAGAGAAGTTATTCTATAAAAACAAGTGTAATATAATATACATATGGCCCGAAAAAAGGTTGGTAAGGAAAAAGAGGTTCCGTTTGAGTTGCTAGCGGATTTTGAAAGATCGATAAAGTTTAATAAAAGAAATTTTAGATTCAGCCCCAAGCAAAAGAAGTTTTTAGACCTTATACTAAACGAAGAGTCTAAGATTATTTTTGTTTCTGGCCCTGCGGGAAGCTCAAAGACCTACATGTCCCTGTATGGGATGTTAAAATTATTGGAGGAGGATTTCTCTAAAGATATTTTATATGTTCGAAGTATTGCTGAAAGCGCTGATACGGGGTTGGGAAGCTTACCCGGGGATATTGCAGACAAGTTTGATCCTTTTTTGTGTCCACTTTATGATAAAATGGAAGAAATCGTTGCTTCTGGGGACGCGATCTACTTAAAACAACGCGAAAAAGTGTCAGCGGTTCCAATAAACTTCCTTCGTGGCGCGAGTTGGCAGAATAAATTAGTTTTTGCAGATGAAGCGCAGAATTTTACGCTAAAAGAATTAACTACTTTGATCACTCGCATAGGTGAAAACAGTAAAATCATTATTGGAGGCGATTTTTTTCAAAGCGATATCAATGGAAAAAGTGGATTCAAGCCAATGTTCGAAAAATTCAATGATGATGAATCCAAAGATATGGGCATTCACACATTTAGCTTTAATGAAGGCGATATTGTGCGTAGTAAAATATTAAAATTCATTATTAAAAAGTTAGAAGGTGAAAAATAGTGTAATTACTTACTAATTTTCATATAATTGTAAGATGAGTCACATATTTTGTTATAGTTGTGGGGTTAAGATTGAATATAATTTTGCTAAACCTAATTTTTGTTCTAAATGTGGGGCAAGTTTTGGAGGGGAGCAACAATCTCAAGCTGCGGTGGAGCAGGTTCCCAATCAAACCAAAGCCTCTGTAGTTTCAGATGACGAAACCGACGCAGAGTTCGTCCCACAACTGCGGGGGTTGCAGGTAGAAATTGAAAAACCTAAAACTTTTACCATTGGTTCTTTAGCGGGTCAAAACACACCACCTGACTATAAGGGGAAGGGATCGTACGACCTGAATGATTTCACTTCTAAACCTTAATGCCCGAAGAGAAGAAGTATGAAGACTACCAAGACATCATAGATCGAGCAGTTAAGAAGCAGAGATCAAGGTGGCGTTTAGATGCTATCAAGTGGTTTGACTTCGAAGATGTTGAGCAGGTGGTAAAATCACACATCGCCCAAAAGTGGCACATGTGGGATCAGTCGCGTCCATTGGAGCCGTGGCTTAGTCGTGTAATCACCAATAGGATGTGGAATCTTATAAGAAACCATTATGGGTCTTATATCAAACCTTGTTCGACATGCATACATGCACGGGATGAATTATGTGCTAAGACCGTAAGTGGTAACCAAGATGTTTCGTGCAAAGATTATGCTAGATGGTCAAAGAAGAAAAAATTTGGACTAGAATTGAAAACTGCATCTAGTCTGGATGATACTGAGCATGTTATAAACGTTAAGTGTAATTCATATTTTGATTATGATGCTGATACACAGAAGCTTAACGAGAAAATGCTAAAAAAACTTGGAGAGAAACAATACGGGGCATATCATATGTTATATTTCGAGGATTGTACAGAAGAAGATGTAGCAAAGTATATGGGGTATAAACTGTCTGATAACAATCGTAAGATTGGCTACAGACAAGTAAAGAATCTCAAGTGTAAATTTCATAAGATTGCAGTAAAAATTTTAAAAGATGGAAGGGATTTGTAATGGATTTAACAGATGATCAAAAAGACTATATAAAAAACAATGTGGATAAAGTCACAAATTTAAATGAACTCACCCAAAAATGTTTTAGGGATGATGATTTAGATGGTCGAACGAAAGAGGGTCGGGCTGTTCGAAAATACTTAATAGAGAATAATATTGATTATAAAACAACCCGCCGCAAACCACAGGACAAAATAGAACTAAACGATTCTCAAAAAGAGTTCATTATCCAGCAAGCTCAGGAGGGAATGTCGTCGTTGGAGATTGCCAAGCTTATATTTCCAGAAAAGAGAGTAAAGCCACTAAGTAATGAGCAGAGAACGGTTCTGGCGCACATCAACGAGGTCAATCCCGATTTCGTTCCATCGCAAGACTCCGCTGCCGTAAATGATTACGTTCCGCCCAAAAGCCCAAGTCGTGTGGTAAAGAAAATCAATGATGCTACAGGATTAGAGTTAGATGATCGCAAACTAAACAGGCAAAAGCAAGTCTGTGTAGACAAGCTTCAAATCAATCTATCCAATAGTAGATTTTTAAAAATCATCAATAATTATCTTAACAAGCCAGACAGAGAGTTATTCGAACAAGAATTTATTCGTTTAAGTTGGGACAAGCCTGATTTAACCGCAGACGAGATTAACCTATACCTTAACGTCTGCAAAGAGGTTATTAACTTAGAAGTTGTGTCTGCTCACCTAAACAAACTCAACGATATGTTTGACGTTGCTGATGATCAAACCGAAATGACCGTGCGTCTCGCGGAGATCATCAAAGCTAAATCGCAAGAATATCATCAATGTGAAACCCGTATTGAGAACTTAACGAAGAAGTTACAAGGTGACCGTGCTGAACGCATGAAGAAGTCTCAGAAGAACAATGCGTCATTTTTATCCATCGTTCAGATGTTTCAAGAAGAGGAAGAGCGAAAGAATATGGTTCGCATGGCAGAAATGCAAAAAAAGTTAATTAAGGAAGAGGCTGAGCGGATGGAGGGTATGGCAGAGTGGAAAGCGCGAATCTTAGGTATTAGTCAGGACGATGCAATTTGAATGTAAAGAGTGTGGTCAGACGTTCGATACGCAACGTGGTCTACATATGCACATTAAGAAGCACGATATGCTTCTTGGTGACTACTATGTCAAACACTATCCACGTTTCGACAGGCTGACTGAAAAACCTATCGAATTCAAAAACGCCAAGCAGTACTTCTCTACAGATTTCAACACAACCAATAACATGAACCTTTGGTTTGAGAAAGCGCCCAAAGATGAGGTAAAAAAATATATTTTGGAGAAGTTCAAAAAAAGAATAGAAGACAAGAACCTCAAACAAGCTCCATCGAGCCTATATCTGAAGACGGGCGATTGGCCTACGTTGGACATCATAAAAAAGCTGTTCGGCGGTTACAACGCATTCTGTGAGCAAATAGGGGTGAGTCCTGCGTATGGAAAGAATGTATGTAAAGAGTTTTTTGAAAATTATAGCAGTGAAGAGGTTTGGATCGACACAAGAGAGAATAAGCCTCTAAACTTTAAAAATTCTTATGTTTTTAAACTAGACTTCGGTGATTACACTCTACCCCCGAAAAACTACACCCATACTCATGCAGAAAGAAAGTCGTTCCAAGATTTTGCTGCCACTGTAACAAATGGTTATGCTAGGTTTGTTAGAGAGATAGAAAGATGCCAAAGTTTGGGGTGTTTCTTATTTATCGTTGTTGAGGCTGATTATAATCAAATTTATAAAACAAATAGTGCTGCTTACAAAAAATTCAATATGGGATTTGTGTTTAGCAGAATGAGATCTATCGAGGCGCAATTTAGTGACTGTTGCCAATTTGTGTTTAGTGGGTCTAGAGAAGGCAGTGAGGAGTTAATACCCAAGATCCTCTGCTGTGGTAAGAAGCTGTGGAATGTTGACTTACAATATTTTTGGGAAAAGGAATTAGAAAAAAATGGCTTGGATAGAAGGCAATCAAGACCTGTACAAGAAGTTCAAAGAAGTAAACCAAGAGATACTTTCCAAAGAAGGATACATCGAAGAAGGAGAGGCTAAGCTTTTACTTTATAAGTTTTTAAGAGATAATCCATCTTTTGCTTGTGAGTTATTCACAGGTGTGAAATTATTTCCGTTTCAACATATGGCTGTCAAGTCCATGATGGAGACGGACTACTTTTTGGGCATATGGAGTCGTGGTATGAGTAAATCTTTCTCTACTGCTATATTTGCTATTCTAGACGCTATCATGAATCAAGGTGTGCAGATAGGAATCATATCTAAATCATTCCGTCAGTCCAAGATGATATTTAAAAAGATTGAGGATATTGCTAGAAGCCCAAAAGCTGAGTTCTTATCTCAATGTATAACTAGGACATCAAAAATGAATGATGAATGGGTCATGGAGATAGGTTCTAGTAGTATCAGAGCTTTGCCTCTAGGCGATGGCGAAAAGCTTCGTGGTTTTCGCTTCCAACGTATGATTATCGACGAGCTTCTTCTTATGCCAGAAAAGATCTTCAATGAGGTCATTATGCCATTCCTTTCTGTTGTTGAGAACCCTACTGAACGTCAAGAGATCTATGATTTAGAAACTCAAATGATCGCAGAGGGCGAGATGACCGAAGAGGAAAGGAAGCAATGGCCAAATAACAAAATCATTGGTTTATCTTCTGCATCGTATAAATTTGAATATTTATTCAAGCTTTATCAACAATATGAATCTCTAATTATCAATGAGAATAAACAAGATGGCGCTCATAGGGTAATTATGCATTTTAGTTATGATTGTGCGCCTCCACAGCTATATGATCAAAATTTGATTAATCAATCTAAATCAACAATGAGCCAGTCTCAGTTTGACCGAGAATTTGGAGCTGTGTTCACAGATGATAGTTCTGGATATTTTAAAGTTAGTAAAATGGCTTCATGTACTCTCCCTGATGGTGAAGGGCAGTGTGTCGAGGTAATTGGCGACCCCTCCTCCAAATACATCCTTGCATTTGACCCTTCTTGGTCTGAGAGTGAAAGCTCAGACGATTTCGCCATACTTTTGATAAAGATCCACCCAGAGACAAGGAAAGGCGTTGTAGTGCATAGCTATGCTGTTTCTGGCTCAAACCTTCAAACACACATTAGATACATGGCTTATGTGTTGACCCACTTCAATATCGAAATGGTGGTTGGCGATTATAATGGTGGTGTTCAATTTTTGAGTGCATGTAAGGAAAGTGGTATATTTAAAAAATTAAATTTAAAAATAGATACTGTAGAAGCTGATTTAGATAACCCTAAAGATTATGCCAAAGGTATTAGGAAGCTTAAGAGTCAAATAGATAAATCATCAAGAAAATTTGTGTTTTTAAGAAAGCCTAGCTCTACATGGATTCGTTTCGCTAACGAAAGTTTACAATCAGCATTCGATCATAAAAGATTATACTTTGCTGGGTCTGCTATGGATGACAACTACAATATGCAGAGAAAAGCTAATATCCCCATTGAAAATTTGAAGTTCTTGAGAAATCAAGATGCTGAAGAGAAAAACAAAGGAGCTAAGATGATTGACTTTGTTGAGCATCAAAGAGATATGATGGATCTTATAAAAGTACAGTGTGCTTTAGTACAAGTTACCACTTCGCCACAAGGAACACAAAGTTTTGATCTACCTCCTAACCTTCGTAAGCAGAGAGGTGCTGACAAAGCTCGAAAAGACTCCTACTCCGCTTTAGTTCTAGGTAACTGGGGCATGAATGTATATTTTGACATGTTAGATGATCAAGGGTCTGATATTACAGAGACGTTTACCCCAATGTTTATTTCTTAACTTTTAAAAGTTAGAAAGTTACTTTTTGTGTAATATAATATTGTAATGGCTAGGAAGTATACAAAAAAATCAGACTATTGGAAAAAGTTCAATAAAAACAATAACTTGGAAGATTTAGCTATGAGCCAAGCTTCTGAAGAAGCATATACCCCAGAATTGCTAGGTGAATCATTTTATACATCAGACGCTTCGTATAAAAGTGTGTCTACAGCTAGAACTAACAGGGCTAGCTCTTCAAAGGCTACAAGGGTTAATCGCTCAGCAGTAAGTAATACTATCGACAGATTCTCTAGCATACGAAAGGGTATGTTACCTTACCAGTATGCTGCTGATGGCGTAAATGTTCGTGAAGGAATCGAGCTATGCCAGAAAGCTTACGCCAACGTTGCTGTATTCAGAAACGCTGTGGACGTTATGTCTGAGTTCGCGAACACTGAAATCTACTTAGAGGGAGGGACAAAAAAGAGTCGTGAATTCTTCCAACAGTTCTTCAAGCGCATTAACCTTCAAAACCTAAAAGATCAATACTTCCGTGAGTATTATCGTAGTGGTAATATTTTTGTCTATAGATTTGATGGGGAATTTAACGTGGAGGATTATGCTCGACTTATGAATCAAGTTGGCTCTATTAATCCTTCCGCTAATAAGATTCCAGTCAAGTATGTGCTACTAAACCCTTTCGATATTGTATCTAAGAGGGCTACCACATTTAATGTTGGGGCATATGAAAAAGTTTTATCTGAGTATGAGCTTTCTCGCTTACAGAACCCATCTACAGAAGAAGATCAGTTAATTTATGATTCTTTAGACCCTGAGATGAAGAAGCTGATCAAGGATGGTTCATACTACACAGATGGAATCAAAATTGAATTAGACCCCAAACGTCTTAGCTTCTCTTTCTATAAGAAACAAGATTATGAGCCATTTGCAATACCATTTGGGTATCCAGTATTAGAAGATATCAATGCTAAGCTTGAGCTTAAAAAAATGGATCAAGCAATTACCCGTACTGTTGAGAATGTCATTCTTCTTATCACTATGGGCGCTGAACCTGAGAAAGGTGGAGTGAACGCCAATAACATTAACGCAATGCAACACCTCTTTAAGAATGAGAGTGTCGGTCGGGTTCTGATATCAGATTATACTACTAAAGCTGATTTTGTTATTCCAGATCTGAATAAAGTTCTTGGACCCGCAAAGTATCAGATTCTGAATGATGATATCAAGCAAGGTCTGCAAAACATTGTCGTTGGAGATGAGAAATACAATTCAACACAAGTTAAAGCCCAAATCTTTATTGACCGTCTAAAAGAAGCTAGAAGTTGTTTCTTGAATGATTTTTTACAGAAGGAGATAAAGCGTATTGCTAATACTCTTGGGTTCAAGTCATATCCGACTGCTACAATGAAGGATATCGACATGCGTGATGAAACCCAGCTTATGCGTGTTTCTACCCGCCTTATGGAGCTTGGTATTCTTACTCCTCAACAAGGAATGGAGATGTTCCATAATGGCAAGTTCCCAAATGCGGAAGATATCGCGCCAGCACAAACAGCCTTTATAGAACAAAGAAAAGAAGGTTTTTACAATCCTATTGTTGGCGGTGTGCCAATGATTGAGGACGAAGAGCCTGATAAGGCTAAAACCCCTGAAGCTGCTGGTAGGCCACATGGCACTACCACAGTAGATGAGCCAAAACTGTCTAACGCAGAATACTCTAGAACAAACATTCAATCTACTATTTATGCCGTAGAAGCCTTTAATTCTATAGCTAGGGAGAGGGCTGAAGAGAAGTTTGGTGGAGAGTTAAATGAACAACAAGAAGAGATGGTCACCAAGCTTTGTGAGTCGATTATTTGTGCCTCCAAGCGTGAACAGTGGAATCAAACCCTTGAAGCTTGTATTGATAATTTCGAACTTATAGAAGAATTAAATGTAATGAATGAGGTTTTGAGTGTATCTAATAAACATAACTTGGAAGTTTATCCATCAGCAATTTTATACCATAGTCATGAAAATTAATCCAGAAGACATTGAATTACCCCTTGAGAAAACTGTTAGTTTTAAAAATGGGGAAGCAGAAGTATCCATCGCTAGCAAGTATAGCGGATCAGAAGCAGGTTTGTATAAATCTTATATGAGCGTTTGTGCATCTGACGATAAAGCCCTTACAGATACTGAAGGAATGGATAAAAAGAGTACTTATGCAGCTTGCGCCGTTCAATACGACAAGATGCGAGCCATGATGATGGACGATAGCAAAGGGGAGCTTACTGATAAGCAAAAGCAACTTCCACCCGCATTACAAAAAGTCATCCTCGATAAGATGAAGAAGGATGGAAAGATTAGTAAAGAAGACTCTGAAGCTGCCGAAAAGAAACTTTTATCAAAAGATGATGAAAAAGAGCCTGATCCAAAAGGTGAAAAACTGGAGGTTAAGGAGAAAAAGTAAAATGCCTTATAAGTATACAACTACTTTTGAATCTGAAATTTTTGCTCATCAAGTGGATGATGAGTTTGTATCTAAGGCTTCGCTAAATGAATTAGCTTCTCTAGTCCCTAAAAACATTGACTTTGAGAAGAATGTAGACCTACTAGGTGTATCATTTAACGCTGCTGTTGTTAATGTGTTTAATAGAAACGGTGACGGTATTGATACCGCCACCGCTTTACAGTATAACGATCAGTTTATACATAAACCCACTAATATAGAGCATAATAAAGATAAGATTGTGGGGCATATTGTTACCGCTGGTTTCAGCGACTATGGCTCTAATAAAATTTTATCTAATGAAGAATTAGAAAACAAAAAAGATCCGTTTAATATAGCATTGGGTGCTGTTGTCTATAGATCTGCAAACAAACAGTTTGCTCGACTTCTAGAAAAATCAACTGACCCTGAAGACGAATCTTATTATAAAAAAATATCTGCAAGTTGGGAAGTTGGTTTCTCTAATTATGTTTTGGCTGTAGGAAGCGATAAGCTTAACGAAGCTGAAATAGTATCAGACCCTCGTAAGATAAAAGAAATGAATGGTTTCTTAAAAGCTTATGGTGGTTCTGGTAAAACTGATAAGGGTGAACCAATATATAGATTGATTACTGGAAAGATATATCCATTGGGTATTGGTTTCACTTCTAATCCAGCCGCAGATGTAAAAGGCATCTATAAAGATCAAGAAGATAGTGATCAAGATAAATTTTCACAAAAAGATAAAAAAACTGTAACAAAAGAAAATAACATAGCTATGGAAAACATTGTTAACGAACTAAAGGATCTTCTTACTGAGAAAAAAATCGGTGAGGAGACTGTAGCTTCCATGACTCAGACTTTTTCAGAGGCGATTCGCGAAAAGAACGAAGAGTTTTTGAAGGAAAAAGAGGCTCTTACGAGCGAAAAGGAAGCCGTCAAAAAGGAATACGAAGATCTTAAAGCTTCTGTTTCTGAGCTTGAAACTAAGCTCACCGAAGCAAATGATCGGATTAACGTTTTTGAAAATGAGAAAAAGGCTGAAGAAGCTGTCGCTCGTTTCAATGTGCGTATGGACGAACTTGATTCCAAGTTTGAACTCTCCGATGAAGATCGTCAGTTCCTTGCTGAAGAAGTGAAGTCTCTTAACGAGGCTGAAGAAGCGTTTGCTTCTTACTCTGATAAGCTTGAAGTGCTTTGGAAGCATAAGAGCAAAGCTAATAAAGAAGCTTTCGAGGCTGAAATTCAGGCTCGCATTGATGAGGAAGTTGCTAAGCGTGTTGCTAATACTTCGGAAGAAGTTGATGTTGAGCAAGCTCTCGACAACGCGCAACAAGTTGACGCTGACATTTCAAACAATAACGAGGCTCTCGCTTCTCAAGAAGAAAGCCTTGTTGACAAATTTAAAAAAGCGTTCTCTCGCGAGAACATCGAAATTTCTTAACTTAAACTAAAATAATATTATGGGACTTAAAATTCTTCCTTTTAGACAATATGACGACCACGATGTCGTTAATCTCTATCGAGTCGCTGACGGCATGGTACTCGATAGCACAACTGGAGCTGGTTCTGGCGATGCTGGAACTTTCGTGAAGGTTTCTGCTGGTAACTTCTCTGCTGACCCTATAGCTTATGCAGGTGACGACTATCTTGGTAAAACTGATTATCCTTTTGTTGGACGTAATCAGTATCCAAAAGTAAGCCTTCAGGTTGAGCCAGCTGTCAGTGGGGACATTCCTCTTGGTATTACTCTTCTTCAGACTGCCAAGAACGACGAGAACGGAGAGAAACTTCTCTACAATCCTCAAAAAGCTGCTGAACTTCAGGCTGCTCTCCCCGGAGAGGCTGTTCCTGTTGCCACTAAAGGCATCTTCACTATTGCTACCTCCGCTTTCCAAGGCGCTGTTGGTGGCGATCTTTCTATCGGAAGCGGAATTAAATCTGCTGCTGGTGGAACGGTAACTGGTTGCCTTCCTACTGATAGCGCATGTTTTGGAACCATTCTTGGAACTGGTAGTCGCACCTCTCAAAACGGTGTTACCGATCAGTTTGCTGGTGAGTACCTTGTCTTTAAATTCAACTAATCTAGAAAGAATCTAAAAAATGAAAATCACTTTAAAAAGAACTCCAGAACAAATCGAGTTGGTTAAAGCTATGGCTTCTCGTAATCGCACTGTCGCTTACGAAGCTCAAGTAGCTCTTGCTGAGTTTATTGGACCTGTGCTTGCAGAGGTAATCAATCAAGCTCCTACGCTTTCCAGCCTTTTCACCACTCTTCAGTTTAATGCTGATGACAATCCCTCGATCCCTCTTGATCTCTATCATGATGTCAACGACGAGGATTACATCAAGGTTTACAGCCAGTCTCATGCTGGTGGTCTTCCTACCAATCAGGTGCTTCCTACTGCATCTGAGATGAAAATCGCTACCTACAGTCTTGATACTGCTGTTAGCTTTGATCGTCGTTACGCTGCTAAGTCTCGCATGGATGTTGTCTCTAAGACCTTCACCCGTGCCGCTCAGGAAATCCTTGCTAAGCAGGAGACTACCTCTGCTAGCTTGGTTATGGGAGCGCTTTCTGAGGCTCAAACCAACAGTGTTGATCACGTTTTTGAAAACGGTCACGGTGGCTTGAATTTCGTCCTTGACGACATTAACAAGCTTATGACTAAAGCTAAGCGTATTCAGTCTTCTTTCCTTGGTGGATCACCTGCTGGTGGAACCGCTAAAGGAATTACTGACCTTATCGTTTCTCCTGAAGTTGTCGAAAAGCTTCGTGCTATGGCTTACAATCCAATTAATACTACTGGTGGCGTAAGGACAGCGGGTGGAGATTCTGATACCTCAACCAGTTCTAGCGTTGCCGCTCCTGATGAGCTTCGCATGAGCGTTTACAACAACGCTGGCCTTCCTGAGTTCTACGGCATTTCCATCATGGAAATCCTTGAGCTTGGAGCTAATAAGAGGTTCACTAATGTGTTTGATGCTGCTCAGGCATCTGGTGCTTCTACTGGAGCTGCGTTGTTCACTACTAATGACGATCTCGTTGTTGGTATCGACCGCTCCCGTGAGTCCCTTATTCGCGCTGTTGCTGTTGATGAAGATTCTGGTGGTGAGTTTAACCTCATCGCTGATGATCAGTACAGCATTCGCCAGCAGAAGATCGGATACTTCGGATCGCTTGAAGAGGGCCGCATGGTTCTTGACAATCGCGCTCTTGTCGGATGTATCGTTTCTGCATAATTCAACTATTGAATTAATATTTAAGAGTCGCTCCTTCGGGGGCGGCTCTTTTTTTTGTTTATTTTTCTATATATTGTGTATAATAATGTATGGACAATTTTGAGAACGTATCATTCGGTAATGGTCAGAACAATTATTTTGGCGCAGAAACCACAGCTGAGCTTACTGAGAAGCTAGCATCTTGTGGAAAGGCTGAACTTAGAGGCTTGGCTTCTAAGGTTGGGTTGAATCCAAATTACACATCCGCTATTCTTAAGAATATGATTCTTAAAGAGTTTGAATCTTATAAAGCTAAAAACTCACCTATCCCCGCCCCAAAGCCCATGTTTTCTGAAGCTTCTGAAGAGATTCAAGATATGATTAAGTCGGTGGGTAAAGTGAATGCCGACGAAAAAGCCAAAAAGAAATGGTCTAAAAAGAAGAACTCCAAGAAAAAGGGCAATTAATAGTGTAATATAAAGCATGAGTGTAATTAGCGATTTAGCCTCTGGCATCTTTACAGACGAATTTGATAGCGATACAGGTATTGCTACATCAGGTTCTATTCAAGCTTGGTTAGAAAATAACTTGGGTGAATTAAATAATTTAATCTATAAAGATTTTAGTGGCGCGAGCGCTGATCTAGACACTGAGGCTCAATCTATCCATAAGGAGCTTTATTTACATAGTTATTATAGAAAGCAGTCTAGGAATGCGTTGAGGGGCATATCATCTTCAACTAGCGATAATAAGATACTATCTTTAAAGGACGGAGAATCGTCTGTGACGTTCGTTAACCGCAATGAGGTGTCTAAGGTCTATAGAGGGCTTGCGAACGATTCTAAGGACAAACTAGGCGATTTAGTGGCACGTTACAATATTTATGAGGCTGCGCCTCAACAGGTGGGTGGTATTGAGGGGGAAATTTTCACTGGCAGTGTCAATACTTAATATTAAATAAACGTTATACATAAAAAAAAAGGGCGGTATTTCTACCGCCCTTTTTGTTTAAGGTTTTAGGGTTTATTAACTGAATACCGCATTGGTAAATGCCCCAGATCCAAAAATTCCATTTGAAGTGTCATTAACTCCACCAACTTGAGTGGAAAATGTCAAATCTACAGACTTATTAGATCCAACACTAGAGGAGAAGCTTTCGCTGTCAAGTCTACAACCTTTAAGCGTGTAAAGCATTTTAGTATTAGTTCCACCTTCATCTTTCAGTGTAAGGGTTACTTCTTTAGCATCATCATTGTCGATAATCGTTGCGAGGTTTTTAGCTGTTACGTCATTGCAGATAGCGTTGACACTAAGAGTAGCGTTAACAGGGAAATCAACAGTTCTAGCGTAATTGAATCGAGTTCCAAGACGCTGAAGAGGAGTTCTGCTTAATGGGATAGATAAGGATGCGCTTTGAATGTGGATTGCATCATCAGTATTTGGACCATTAAGATCCGAAAGGGCGGCTCCACTTAAATTGCTAATATCAACTGTGATATCACCCGGGCGAAGAGCGGTAACGCTAGTGTCACCAGATTCAGGGGCTGGTAAAACTCCAGTTCGGTCTACAATAGACCCATCAGTAATATCAACAGATGGAAGACTCACTCCGCTAATCTCTGCGGCGGTTCCGCTTAATTCAGTATCTGAATTAATGTTCGAACATTCCATAGAAACTGAAACAGTCGGCAAGGAACCAACTGCAAGCTCTAAAGAGTAGTCGCTCACAAATGCGTTTCCTAAACCAATTACAGATTTTCTATCTCCAGTGCTTGCGCCTAAAGCGTCTTTTCCTTCGTCAACAGTTAAGATGAAAAGGTTAGCTCCAGAACTTTGAACCATATGTCCCGATGCGAACTGATTAGATCCACTAATGTTAAATCCTAAAGCTTTTTCGTTTCCTCCATCTGTAAGATAGTATGAAAAATCTAAACCGACAGTGGGAGCATCCATTAGAATGCTATCAGTGCGAGCTGCTTTGCCGAAGCAGTTGATATCCTGCCTAGTGACTGAAAAGTTATAGTTAGCACTTTGAATGCTCTCTAACTGGTGATGTTTGGTCACCCCAGTAGAACCTGCGTCTTCACTAACGTAAAGAGCTTCCGATTGATAAATTACTCTATTTCTGGCCATAATAAGTTATTTTTTAATGTTTACAATATTTTTGATGTTTTGTGAAATTAAGAAAATCTAAATCTATGAATCTTTAGGTCAAAATCAATAAATCCGACATAAAGATCATTAGCTAAAGACTTCCTCGCTTTGTCTGTTAATTTTGAAGTAGTTACAGTATCTACTAAAAAAGGTTTGTTGTTGCTATACTCGCTAGATAGCGTATCGTATGAATATGTACCGTCTTTTAGGTCTCCATATTCGTTGTTGGGATGCCCACTCATAGGTATTGGATAAAATACCTCGTTATGAGAATCTCCGAAAATTGATAAGACTCCATCTAATTTGTATGGGTCGTCTGAGAGAACTACGGCGTTAGCTCTGACTGTGGTAGACTCTTCTCCCCCAAAAGCTAACCCTTGATTTTCCATAGAGGCTGTAGATAAAAATACCGCTGGTACAACTTGGTCATATGGAGCTATTCCAGACTCATTGTATGTTGGTATTCTAGAATTAACTTCGTATTTGTTTTCTACGACTAGATCGTCTTCCGTTTCGTTTGTAAAGTAAATGTTGAAATCTTTAACCGCGAAAGTTCCTGTGATTGTAGAGCTTGATGTATAATTAGATCCTGTTTCTACAATGCGCCCATTATTGTAGTCGATATAGTGAGAATTTCCTGCAATGCTTGTTGGTAGGGTTGCTCCAGCAATCGATGAGTCTGTTACAAATTGTTTGTAGGGGCTAGAAAATGGAACGTAAGAATTGTCTAAAAAATCATCTGGGGTATGATAGAAAGTTCCTGTTTGATTTGAAAATGCTTCACCTTTTTTTAATAAAAAGTTATCAAACCAAAGCATAAACGAATTGGTCAGAGTATGTACAAATTGCTCTTTCATTTGATGTTATTGAATTGTTTTTTATATTTATTAATCAAAGCAGAAATATATTGAGTGTTTTGAAATCTACCAGATCTTACTCTGGTTTTTGATTGTACAGCTTTACCTGATCGACCATCATCTTTTCGGAGTAAGTAGCCGAGTCCCGATATACCCGTCTCTATTCCTTGCGCCCAACTCCTTCCTGAAGCCCACGGCAATGGGGTCGCTTTGAAAATGTCTGAGGCTTCAGGGATAGTAACATTGTATGTTACACCAATTTTAGCTTCTCCTGCATAATTATAATTCATATTTTCCAGCATTTGGAGTATAGGCTGTATTGGTTGATCTGAAGCATCAAAGCCGATAAAAGCAAAGAGATTAGAGATGCCACCTAAAGTGCCGCTAGTATTACTGCTGCTTGGTCCAGCTATTAGTTCAATGGTTACTGGATGACTAAGGAATTCCTTGATCATCCCAGATTTAACTTCAAGAAACTTTTTCTTAAACTCTTTTTCAAATGGTCTTTTTAAAGCTTTCGGGGCTTGTCTTTGTATAGCCATTTGCACATCTTTAGGTAAGGTAGCCATTATTCGTCAGTTGGAGTGAGTAAAAAAGTATAAAATTTATTTGTGGTTAATCCACGGGGGGAGCCATCACTTTTGATTGCGAATCTAATTCCGTCTAATTCAACCCTCCTAGCTTCCTGCAAAAACTCATAAGCATCACTTTTTACCACAATTTTTACAGAACCATTTGGTAGAATGATTTTGTTTTGAGTACCTCGTTGATTTTCATTATTCGATAAATACTCTTCATCCATATTAACATAATAAACTCTAGCATCAAAAGTTTGTGATTCTGTAGCATATTGTACATTTGATCTAGAGCCTGTGTTAGTCCTACCATAAATGCTGTTATATTTAGCATTTGTAGAGATCACCGTTCTTTTCGAATTTTTAAAAACCGTGATAGTCCGTGCGAAAGTCTCATGCAATGTATCATACGTTGCATTAATCGCAGACTCCATATTAGAAGATAAAAAACCAGCCATGTAGATAATTACACATTTTTTGTTATAATAACTAGGATAAAGGATGAATGCCAAAAATAATTTAAATAAAAAGTCTGGAGATGAAGTATCTTCATTGTTCAAGATGATGTTAATTATGGTGGAAGATATGAAGAAAGATCATGATTTTCACTATCAGAAGCTGTATGAAGGTATCCCAGAAAAATATCACCCAATAATCAAAGCGGCTGATCACTTCACCCCAGATAAAGTTTCGTGGATTAGGAAGAGAATTTTGGACTTTGGCAACGAAAGTTTGCGTAATGTGCAAAATGAAATAGAAAATTACAAAGTTGAATTTATATTTAAGTAGGAATATGGAATTAAAATTACTATATCAGTTCACCGTCGATGAAGTTAAAGAGGTAGAAAAAGAATCCTCTAGGAAAAACCGAAAGACTGGTGAAGTTACGATTACTAAGAAAAAGGTAAAGGAAAAAGTACCTCTTGAAGTAAAAATCAAGAAACCTTCTCGTCGCGAGTTGGAAGATGCTGAGCTTCAATACACTATCGAAATGAGTAAGTGTATTAAGCAGGGCATCCTCACAAAAGCAATGCTTGCAAAAAAATATAGCGATACTGGAGGAGCTTTTACTGAAGAGGGGGAAAAAGAGTATGGTAAGCTATACAAGCAGATTTTAGAGTTTCAGAATGAATATATCAAACTTGACTCAGCCTCCAAACTTGACGCAAAGCAGAAAAAAAGGCTTGAATTCCTTAAGGAAGAGATCGCCAGAGTCAAAAGAGAGTTGGTTGAAGTAGAGACAAATCTACAAGGTTTATTTGAACATACTGCTGATGTTAAAGCTCAAAACAAACTCTTACTGTGGTATGCTCTTCATTTAACTTATATCCAAAAGGAAGAAGATGAAGAGCCTATCCAGTATTTTAAAGGTTCTGATTATGACGAAAAGCTTGAGGATTATTATGATAAGGAGGAAGAAAACTCCGATGTTTATCAGCAGGTTATCAAACAAGTTTCTACCACACTAGCTTTTTGGTTTTACAACCAAGCTTCTTCACAAAAGGAGTTTGAGGAAATCATGGAAAAAGTAGATAAGGGTGAGTTATAGTGACGAATTTTATACCTCCCTTATAGGGGAGATATTTGACGGATATAGCGTCTCGACCTTTGAAGGTCGGGACGTATTCGTTAAACACATAAACATAAGAGACCAAAAGTATATAAATTCTTATTACGAAAAGTATAAGAATATTGCTTTATCTAAAGGTATTGAGTCTCAAGAAGAGCGAGAGGCTTATATCAAGCAAGAGAGCTTGTGGGAGGAGTCTGATGATATGAAGATAGTGTCTCTCGCAGAAGAAATTAAAAATCTTACAAAAACAAAAGAGTCTATATTCTTGCCTTCTCAAAAAGAGTCTTTTCAAAAGACCATCGAAGAGAAGTCTGTTGAGTTATACGATTTAAAAAATAAAAAAGATGAGATAGTTGGTTTGACGGCGGAAGGTTATGCTTCAAAAAGATCTAACGACGAAATGGTTAGATTTTGCATTTTCAAAGATTCTGAATTTAGTGAACAGCTATATACTGAAGATGAATTTGCGGAACTTGAAGTCCGTGAAGTAATATTGCTAAACAATATTATAACAGATAACGCCAACAAAATATCTGAGGATAATATTAAGCATGCTGTTTTAAAACCATTCTTTAGTATGTATATTTCAAACAGTGAGAATGCTAGTGATTTTTATGGAAAGCCTATAGTTGATCTTTCTGCTTATCAAATGAAGACTAATATGTATGCTAGGGTATTTTACAGTATTTTTCAATATACCGAAGATATCCCAGATAATATTAGGGAAGATCCAGACAAATTACTAGCTTATTCAGAAAGTCAGAGAAATAAAGACTCCAATAAAGGAGGAATAAAAGACGATGCTGATGCTTCAGCCGTATTTGGGGCAACTAATGACGACATGAAAACTGTAGCTAAAGATGCTAAGACTATTTCTTTATCAGAAGCCGCTAAAGAAGCTGGTGGCAAGTTAGACATGAAACAAATGATGAGATTAGCAGGTCATGATGTGTAATATTAGTGTATATACACACTAAAGGAACAAGATTATGCCCATCAAATTACCAACCGTACAAACGGGTTTCGAACAAAGTATTGATAAAGCAGCTAAGAGAGCTGGTAAGAATCTTAAAATCAATATGGGGCCGGGGGCCAAAAGTATCGAGGGTTTAACTAGACCTTTGGGTAGATTAACTGGTAAAGCGGATGAGTTTACTAAATCTATGGAAGCGGCCAACGCCCGTGTTTTGGCGTTCGGTGCATCTGTTGGTGTTATTGCTGCTGTTTCAAATGCCTTAAAACAGTTGGTTACGACGAGTATCGAAGTTGAAAAAAGCTTAACCAACATTAACTCGATTCTTAAGCAATCAGAATCTCAACTTAATGGTTTTAAAGATCAAATTTTTGATATTGCTAGAAATACAGGTCAAACTTTTGATATCGTAGCTGAAGCAGCTTTAGAACTGTCTCGCCAAGGTTTAACAGCTGAACAGGTCACTAAAAGACTTAATGATTCTCTTGTCCTCTCTCGACTTTCTGGTTTGAGCGCTGCGGATTCTGTGGCTGGATTAACTGCTGCGGTAAACTCTTTTTCAAAAGCTGGCCTGACAACCTCTGACGTACTTAATAAAATCTCTGCTGCTGCTGCAAGCGCGGCTGTTTCTGATAGGGATTTGATTGAAGGTCTTAAGAGATCGGGTGCAGTTGCTGTTGCGTCTGGCGTAAAGTTTGATGAATTGATTGGTATTATCTCTGCACTTCAAGAAAGAACTGCGCGTGGCGGATCTGTCATTGGTAACTCGCTTAAAACAATTTTCACTAGAATTCAAGACCTAGATAGACTTAATTCACTAAAAGATTTAGGTGTGCAAGTCACAGACTTAGAAGGTAATGTGTTATCATCTAGCAAAATTATTGAAAATCTAGCTCCGACTTTTGCTAGATTAGATCAAGCGTCAAAAGTTAACTTAGCTGATAACCTTGTTGGTAAATTTCAAATTGCTCCTTTCCTCGCTTTACTGGAAGATTTTAATCAAAAAATCTCTAGGAGTGGAGAAGTTGCCACAACCTCTTTTAACGCCAGTAACGAAGCTTACAAACGTAATGAGGTGCTAAATAAAACTTTAGCAACCGCTATAAACACAGCTACTGTGAATCTTAAGGAATTAGCTAACGCTTTGGGGGAAATAGGCGTAACTGAAAACTTATCAAAGATAATTGGGGTCTTTAATGATATAGCATCTAGTATTACTAAAGTTTTAGATGGTGACGGAATGGGATCTAAGTTCGCCAAAGGATTAATTAAAGGAATAAGTAATGTAATCGCTGGACCCGGGTTAGCTTTAGCTTTGCTTGCTATTGGTAAATTACTTTTAGATTTTGCTAAGTTTGGCACTAAAGCTTTAAGCACTTTCTTTGGTTTAAATAAAGCTGCTGAAGCTCAGAAAATTTTACAAGGCCAGATAGCGGCATCACTTCTAAACGATAAAGGTGTCCGAGATGCCATCTTGTCGATTGAAAAGCAGAATATATCTGCGGGTGAAAAGAAAAAATTACAGACCCAGTTCTTTACAAAGGCTTTAAATGAGCAGTTGATGGTCATGCAAAAGATGCAAGGCATCGCTAGGACTGTCGCCCCCGGAGTTATGATGGGAACAGCCTCAAGTCGTGGCAGAAGAGCTGCTGGAGGATTCTTACCTGTTGGCGCGGAAAAATCTGACATCTCTAGAGGTGTAGGTGGCGCACCCGCTTCTGCAAAACCTGTTGTCATCCCAAACTTTGCATTTGGTAGTGGTAAGCGGGGGACAATGGTTGCTAATAGTAGT